GGAATACTCAGCGCGCGAAAAAGCAACTTCAAGAGGGTTCTCGCGATCGTCTTCATTGGGGACGGTCTTTACGAGATAATGGAATGAAGCAGTAATTATATTGTTCTTATGACGTTTGGCCATCTTCATACCTGCGGATTCAACTGCAGGTATCTACGCATGCGCGGAGACAATGTGTCAAGATCGTCGAACCGCTACGCCTCTGGGTGATCGCTCAGCCCCATGATCTTCAATTCCAAGCTTGGAGAAGTATCCCTCGCCCGCATCCGGTCGATCACGGCTCCCATGTCCACCCCGGCCAGAGTGCAGACCATCGCGAGGTCGCGGCTCGGCCGGGTCAGGTAGTCGCGCGCTTCGCGCATGATCAGGGCCTTGTCGGCGGGCTTGGGCACATGGCGCGGCCCCTTCGTCGCGTCTTCCACCGTGCGATATAGCACCTCAAGCCACAGGTTCCGCTCAGGGTTCCAGCGTGAAGGCGGCTCAAACATCGCCCGCCCGCTCTTGCCTTTGCTTCACCCGGTCATGGCAGGGCTTGCAGAGGGCTTGCCAGTTGTAGCGGTCCCAAAAGAGCGCCTTGTTCCCCTTGTGCGGGGTGATGTGATCGACCACGGTCGCCACCGCCCCGCAGATCGCGCAGCACGGGTGCGCTTCAAGGAAGGCCGCGCGCTCTTTCTCCCAATCGGTCGTGTAACCGCGTTCACGGGCCGAGGGGCGTTTCGCATCATGGCGGCGCTTGCGGGCGCGGTCGGCGTCTTTCTGGCAAGTGCAGCGCTCGCCATGTGGCACAAGGCGGCCACAGGCGCAGATATGGGGCGGGCGGGGCATGGTCAGGTCATCGCTTTCAGACGGCGCAGGCCCTCGCGGTCAAAGGCCGGGTCGAAGCCCAGCTCTTCGATCTCGCGCAGCCGCGCGGGGGTGTAGGTGTCAGGGCCGGGACCGGCGGGACCGCTGGGACCGGCGTTGCCCTCGCCGCCGTTCAGCGCGATCAGATGCGCGAGCTTGCCGTCGAGCGCCTGCGCGATCTCGGTCGGTGTCGCCGCCCAGGTCTCGGCCGGGCTCCAGCCAAGCCAACCCGTGCCGAAGCGGTAAAGCTCGGCATAGGCGTCAGCCCAGGGCTTCGACTGTGCCGGGGCGGTGGTCTCGGCCGTCTCGGTCATCGGGGCAAGGAAGAGGGTCAGAAGCGCGCCGAGCGGCGCGGTGACGGCCTCTTTCACCGCCGAGATGGGGGCGGCAGCGAAAGAGGCCAGAAGGGCCTCGGCGGCGTTGCGATCAACCGCCGAAGCCCGGATGATCGCCTGAACGGTCTGCAAGCGGAACTGTCCGAGCCCAAGGAGAAGACCCGGCCAGCCATCGTGCAGGCGTTCAAGCGTCATCGCCGCGCGCAGCGAGGGGCGCAGCACCACGGCCCAACCCCCGTGATGCAAAGTCACCTCTTCGCTGCGCGCAAGCGGGGTCATGGCTCAGGCAGCAAGCTTGAGCTTCACCAGCGCCTCGCCCAGCGTCACCCGACCACCGACACGGCGGCGGGCGTGCAGCTTGACGATGCCATTCGCCGCGCCGGTGTAATCGTCGCGCATGACGCTGAAGCCGGTATGGTCGGCGATCGTGTAACCCGAGGCGAAGTCACCGAAGATGATCGGCGTCTTGCCGGTGGTCGCATCGTCCATGTCGGGCGCCTCATAGACCGGGCGGCCGAGCAACAGCGACGGTTGGCCCGCCGCAAGGCCGCTTTGCCACAGAAGTTGCCCGTCGAGGTCGGCCAGCTTGCGGATGCTCGCCATCGTCTTGCGGTTCATCAGCCACGCGCCGCTCTGCGCATAGGGCGTCTTCACCGCATAGAAGAGGTCCAGCAGCGTGTCGGCCGTCAGCATCGGCGCGTCAAGTTCCGGCACCTCGGTCGAGGTCAGCACGCCCTCGGCCGCGGTGGTGCCGTTGCCCTTGACGAACCATTGCGCTTCGAGCTGGCCGAAGCGGCGGGCGATATGGGCGCTCAGATAGCCGTTCAGATCGACCTGCGCATCTTCGAGCAGCACCCGCGTCACCGGCACGATCACCGCCATTTCATGCGGCTTGAGGTCGATCTGTTCGAAGGTCGGCTCGGATTCCGGGCGCGCGGCGGTCTCGGTCACATGGGCGGGCTGCACCTCGTCGACCAGCCGGGGCAGTTGCAGCAGCGGCCCGCTCATGGAAATGACCGAGGCGAGGCCCCGCACGGGCGATTGTTCGGCGATCTTTTCGATGATCGCGGTCGAGACGGTTTCGGGGGCGAGGATGCCACCCGTCGAGGGCGCCCCATAGGCGAGGCTCTTCGTCTCGGATTTGTCGCCGGTGCGCAGGTAATGCACGAAGCCCTTCACCTCGTCGGCGGCCATGATCGGGCTTTGCACGCCGGTCACGGCAAGGCTCGGGCGGTTCGTCTTCGCTTCGAGCTTGTCGAGGCGGGCCTTGATCTCGTCAAAGGCTTTGGTGTCGATCTGCGGCGCTTGGGCCGGGGTGTCTTCTTGTTCCATCTGTGTGAACTCCGAATTGCAATGCGTTGATTTCAATGAGGTGATCTGCGCGCCCGGATGCGCCGGGACGGCAACAATGCTGATTTCGTGCAGCTCAAGCGCGGTGATCCGGCGGCCCCGGCCTTCGCGCTTGGCATCCTTGGTGACAAAGCCGATCGACAGGCCCGAAACGGCCCCCGCCTTGACCATCGCGCGCACCTCGCGGGCGCGTTCCACATCGTCGATCAACAGGCGCCCCTTCACCGTCAGACCGGCCTCGGTCTCGGTGATCCGGTCCCAGACGCCAATCACCTGCGCCTGATCATGGGCAAAGAGCATCGGCAGCGCCGCGGGTGCTGCGAAGGCACCTTTCACGATCACGTCGCCCACGCGGTCGGCAGAGCCGAAGGGCCAGGCAATCCCGGTGATCTCGCCCGCCTCGGTCACGGCGAGCTGCGCCTTGATTTCGAGCCGGTCGGTCATGGCTTGACCTCCACACCGCTCCAGCGCGCATCTAGGATCGCGAAGGCGAGCGGGAAGACCTCGGCCAGCGGGCGGTTTTCGGCATAGGCGGCGCAAAGGTGCTTCGCCTCTTCGGGGGCAATCCCTGCGCCGATCAGGCCAAGCCGGATCACCTGCGCGAGAACCTGCACCGGGAAGGCCATGTTGACGAGCTGCATGTAAAGCGCGCCGGTGCCAAGGCCGGTCAGGCGCTCCAGCTCGGTCAGCATCGGGTCGGTCAGGGTGAAGGCGCGCTCGGCATCGCCAAAGAAGGCGCGCAGGGTAATGCGGTCAGTCATGCGGGGCATCCTCGGGGGCAGGATCAGCCACCGGATCAACCGCAGGGGCGGCGCCGGTGGTGGTGTAGGGGTTTTGCAGCGTATCGCCATCGGCGCGCGGCGGCAGGTTCAGACCGGCCCGCACCTCGTTGGCGGTCATCGCGCCCATGCTGCGATACTGCCCATAGGCGGCCGCGCGGGCGGCGGTGTCGGTGGTGGTCAGGTCGTCGGTGACGAACTCGACATAAAGGCGGCGGCGTTCCTCGGGCGAAAGCAGGCAGCGCGCATAGGCCCAGGACCAGGACGCAAGCCACGGCTTCAGCGTCACTTGCAGGAATTGCCGGGCCATCTCTTCGGTATTGCTCCAGGTGCCCCGCGTCAGCTCGAAGAGCATTGTCGGCGGCACCCGGAAGGCGCGGGCAATCTCGCGGATTTGCTCCAGACGGTTCTCGGCGAATTGCGTGTCAGCAAGCGTCATCGTCACCGCTTCATAGCTCATGCCCTCGTCCAGAATCGCGGTGCCACCCGATCGGCCTGCGCCATGCGCCGCCGTCCAGCTTGTCGCAAGCTTCGCCTTGGCTTCGTCGCCGAGGGTCTTTTCGGTCTTCAGGATGCCACCGGGCTTGCCACCATTGGCAAAGAGCTTGGCGATATGTTCCTCGAAGGCGAGGGCAAGACCGATGGCTTCGCGGCCAAGCGTGATCGGCGAGGCACCCCCGAAGGCGCTCACATGCAGAATGTCGGTGAAAGGGTAGCGGTGGCGGCCATCGGCGAGCTGCACCAGATAGGCCGGTTCGCCGAAGTCGTCGGTTTCGACTTGAACCATGTGCGGTTCGAGCCGATGCAACTCGACAGGGGCGCCGGTGGCAGTGCGCACGACAAGGGCGAAGCCGTGGCCGCGCAACAGCGCATCGGTCGTGAGCTGCACCCGCAGCGCCTCGGCCGAGGTCCAGGGGTTCGCCTCGTCATGGATCAGCGAAAAGGCCGGGTGATCGGTGACGCTCGCCCGCCCGTCTTTCTCGAAGAGCTTCGCGGGCAGCGAGCCCACCGTCTCGGCGATCAACGCCACCGCACAGGCGACGGCAGGCACACGCAGGGCGCTTTCGGTGGTGACGGTCTTGCCCGTCAGGGTCGGGGCAAGCCCGAACAGCGGAAGGGCGGCAGGCGTCGAAACGCCCACCGCCTTTTTCTGAAATGCAGAAAGGAACTTTTGAAACATCGCAACTGAAAACAGGGGCACTCGTGTGGGTATTAAGATACCGCATGCCCGAATCCGGCTGCAAGAAAAATGTTATATTGTATCTTTATTTGAGATCGTAATCAGGCAGGGCATCAATGACCCGCGCCTTCGCAAGAATTGTCACGTCCCCGTAGTTCTCGCCTGCCGTCCGGCCCGAATGCCCCTGCATGGCGTCGATCACGCGCATCGTCAGACCGAGTTCAAGCGCTTGGGTTTTCAGACGATGCCGCCACCCGTAATTCGGGCGCACACCTTTCGGGACCAGCTTCAGACTGTGCAGCCACTTCCCGAGTTCGTCGGAGATGTTCTGAGCCGCATCTGCGAAACGGCCGGGTTC